CATTAAATATTACAACTTCTGCAGCGGTTAAGGTAATTCCTACCCCAGCTGCTTTTACATTTCCTATAAAAACTTTTACTTTATCATCGTTTTGGAATCTATCTACACTTTCCTGTCTATCTTCTTTTTTCATTGTACCGTTAAGAATTACAGATTCTTTTTTATATTTTTCATGTAAAGTCATTAAAGGCTCTGTAAAATTAGTAAACACAATAACTTTTTTATCCTGTTGTAGACATTGTTCTATTAGTTGAATTGTTTCTTTAACTTTTTCTAAAGCTATAATTTGTCTGACCTTCATGAGTTTTGAAAGTTGTATAGACAATCCTCTATTTCGATTCTGTCTTCGCCAATCGAGATAATCACCCATCTCATCTTCATAAGTTTTAGATTTTAGTTCCATATGAATAGGTGTGATAATTTTATCCGGTAAGTCTAACACATCCTCTTTTAACCTACGTAAAACTTTATCGTTAGTTTTGTCACGTAGTTCCTCAAGGTTAGTAGCCCCAAATGTTAACCATATTTTTCTATAACCTCTAAATATTTGTTTTCCATCACAGTATCGTCTAACGTAATTAATCCAATTATTAGCTACTCTAGACCCAACCAACTTTAATAAGTTATAGTAATTCATAGGACGAGATGTCATCGGAGTACCTGATAATAACCAGAGCCTATCTATTCTAGAGGTTAAATTGTTAACTAATTTAGTTCTTTGAGCTTTTCCATTGGATACATAATGTGCTTCGTCTATTATAACTAAATCAAATTTAGAATCTAAAATTTGTTTTTTCTTATCTTTGTCTTTAGGTAAGGAATGGAAGTTTTTAAGTATATCGTAGTTGATAATTACGTATTTACCATCTACCCACTTTTTACCCTCAATTATCTCTACAGGTTCATCGGTGTAATTTTCTATTTCTCTTTTCCAATTAACCTTTAATGATGCGGGACAAATAATCAATACTTTTTTAACCTTACAACTTATACTGGCCATAATAGCAGAACTAGTTTTACCCAAACCCATATCATCAGCTAGAATATATTTCTTATTAGAGACTAATTTAGTTATAGCTGTTTTTTGGTGGTCGAATGGAGGTCGATGTGAAAACTCAACAAAATCCACTTTAATATCGGGATTAGCCCTAGGAATTATTTGGTTTTTAGGTACCCAAAAAGAATTTAAAGGGTGTGACTCTAGTATTTTTCCCCACACATGATAAGCCTTATCTGTTTCAGATAATAGTTTCTCAATCCAGATAGACCTGGGGGGTGACTGTAAAAATTTTGTGGACATATACTCTTTAGATAAATAATCATCTATCTCCATCCATAACCTCACAACTTTAGGTTTCTTATCATAATTTTTATTAATATAGTCGGATTGTGAACGCGTTAATGTAAAAGTTTTACTATTACGCATATTATTCTGAAGGCCTATTATATAGTTGTTGGCCCCATTATAATTCACTAAAGAATTCTTAGCTTTAATTTCTGGTGGGAAATTTTCCATATTAAAAATATAATAAAAAGAGAAAAGAAAGACAAATTGTATTTATAATAAAAAGAATAAACTAATATGGCAAAAAAAATACCTATTACAAGAATATCTAAATTCTTTGGTTCGGAAGATTTCCAACTAGAACAAGACATTGGTATGGAATGGTTACATGGTGATATGCATTTTACTTTAGTTTTATTTAGGGTGGACCAAAAACTTTCAGATGTTGATGATGTGTATGGTGAGTCTGGACCTGAAGAAATTAGATTTAAAGCTCCAGTAGAATTTAAAGCTTACGTTAAAATTGACCAACCAAAGCTTGATAGTTACGCTAATGGATTAGTTAAGGATTTAGAACCTGGAAATATGACTTTAGGGGTTTACATTAAACATTTAAATGAATTAGATATAGATGTTAATTATGGTGATTATATTGGTTATCCAGAAACTGAAGATAAGATGAGGTACTACACTGTAACTAATGACGGTAGAGTAACTTCAGATAATGCACACACTATAGGTGGGTATAAGGCTTTTTATAGAACAATAATGTGTTCTTATGTTAGTCCTAATGAATTTAATGGAATATAATGGCGTTACCTAAAAAAATTAAAAAGACATTAAATATTAATCCGGGACCTATTCAGGAACATTACCCTACGGGTTATAATGGTATAACAGTGCCTAACCGTAGACGAGAATTAGCAAATCTAATCAATGATGACGGTACATTTTTACCAAAATCAATTCTTCATGCTGATTTAGATAAAGGAATGTTAGAATTTGTATCTAATGAATTAAAAACAAGTGTTAATGGGGAAAAAATAAATTTAATAGACAAAATACTCACACTACAAAGATGGGCAGAAGTAGGACAAACCTGGAAATTTTCTACAAAAGACAAAAACGTACAACTACCATTTATAGTTGTGGTTAGAAGTCCAGAAGTTCAATACGGAACTAACCCAGCATTACAATATACTATTCCAGATAGAAAACAATTTCATTATGCAAAAGTACCTACTTGGGATGGTAATAGAAAAGGTTACGACATATACACAATACCCCAACCGGTACCAGTAGATATTACATATGATGTTAAGATAATATGTAATAGAATGAGGGAACTAAATCAGTTTAATAGGGTTGTTTTACAAAAGTTTACTTCTAAACAAGCTTATACTTTTGTAAAAGGTCACTATATTCCTATAGTGATGAACTCAATTGGTGACGAAAGTAAAATAGATACTGAAGAAAGGAGATACTACCAACAAAGTTACCAGTTCCAACTACAAGGGTTTTTACTAGACGAAGAGGAGTTTGAAGTTAAACCAGCAATTAGTAGAAGTTTGGTTATGTTCGGTTTTGATGAAAAGAATAGGGAAAAGGAACCTAAAACATTAGGGGAAAAGGTTATTGATAAGGTAACTAATAGAATTCAGTTTAAAGGAAACCAAACGTCGACAACGATAATATATGAATATAAAAATAATATCACTATATCCAGAATTAAAAATATTAACACAACAACGTTTACTATAAATGGTAAAACACTTAACCCACCTGTTATGGTTAATCCGGGAGATTCTGTGTCTATATCAATAACTAAGTCTTCTGTGGGGTTACCGTCAACATTAACTCTATTGGAAACATTGGTACGTTAACTTTTATGATTCACCATAAATATCCTTTTTTACTTTACACTTTTCGGATATTAATTTTTCCACAAAAGAGAACATTTTTAGTCCCCTATCTTTACAATACGTTTTTAGTAAAGTATGTGACTCTATACTTATTTTTAAGTTTTTAATTTTTTGCTTTTTACGTTCTGAAGACATTACAACAGGTATTTTTGATATAACTATCTTATAGTATGAAAAAAGTATGAAAAAATACATACTTTAGTTCAAATATAGTCTTTTATAGTATAACTTTTGTGATTACGGAATGTATTTATAATAAAAGAAAATAAAATTTTATAAAAATTATTAAACATGGCAGACGGTAATAGAGTATTTGTTTCTCCGGGAGTCTATACTTCAGAGAAAGATTTAACATTTGTAGCACAAAGTGTAGGTGTTACTACATTAGGTTTGGTTGGGGAAGCGTTAAAAGGACCAGCTTTTGAACCTATATTTATACAGAATTATGACGATTTTACAACAAGATTTGGGGGTACGTCACCTACTACTTACGTAGATTCACAAATACCTAAATATGAATTAGGGTATATTGCTAAATCATACTTAAGTCAATCAAACCAATTATTTGTAACTAGGGTATTGGGGTTAAGTGGTTATGATGCAGGGCCATCATGGTCAGTACAAACCATTGGTAGTTTAGACCCATCAACATTTACGGGAGCTACAACAGCCTATACTTCAGGTACAACTAGGTTACCATTCTACGTACCTTTAACAGGGTCTAACACCACGGTTGGTTCTGAGATGTTCTCAAACGCAGCTTTAAGTACAGACTTTATTAGTACGTTACCTAATTCTATAAAATCTCACTTTGGTAATGCTAATGCAACAAACCCATTATTGGATTGGGAGGAAACAATTTACTTAACTAACGGTACTTCCACAACATTAAAAGCTGACCTACTTTCTTGGACTACAGCAATTTATGGTATAGCTAGTGTTTTAGGTTCCGCAGATGTAGGTACTGGTAAGTATTTGGCTACAGGAGCAACATATAGCTCATGTACTGGGTCAAACCCTAGTAATCTAGTGTCCGCTACAACACCATTTTATGGTGGTGCCATATACCAATACGGAGTTCTTCCTCTTGAATACACAAATTTAGCAACAGCAACAACAACAAATTCACTATCAGCTACAAGTTCAACAACACTATATAATAGATTAGGTGTGAATAGTAGTACAGCATTAGAAGGTCCTCTTGATTATAAAAACGACGCATGGTACTACGGGTTATTTGATTATACAGGTAGTAGTACGTGTTGTAGTGGTACCACTTATAGTGGAGTATCCTATCAATTATACGCAACAACAGCAACTACAGGTTCCTGTCAACAAATTTCAACTGGTACTACAAGTATTGGTGGTACAGCATTTACAGTATTCTCTGGATATTGTGCTGTTGACTATGTAGATTGGGGTAATGTAAAACCATATGAAGACTACGATGGTATGGTAGTCCTAACCTTAAGGTCAAGGGGGTTAAGTACTAAAAAGAGTGGTGGTCCACTTTATGAAGTAACAGCTAACACAGTAAGTTTTGATTGTACTGGTGGGACTTATGAAAGAGTATTAGAAGACCCATTTGCTTCGTTTGGTATCAACGCTCAAACTACAGCGGGAAGAAACTACTCATTTAAAACATCTATGAGTGTAACTTCTAAAGATTACGCGTCAAGTGTGTTTGGGGTAACACCGTTTGATAAACTAGCGGTAGATGTACCATTATTTGTAGAAGAGTCATACCCAACACTATTAAAAGATAGTTGGAGAAAAGGTAAGGTTAGAGGATTACAATGTTGTTTAACTTATTTACCATCTGCTAGAGCTACAACCAACACAAACACAATAGCTTGGTACATGCATGAGTGGTTAACACCAGAAACACCATACGTGGTTTCAGAATTACAAGGTTCGGACGTATTTAGATTATTTAAGTTTGTATCTATTTCTGATGGGACGACAGCTAATAGAGAATATAAAGTATCATTAATTAACCTGTCTTTTGAGAGAGGTGAATTTGATGTGGTAATTAGAGATTTTTATGATACAGATGCTAATCCAGTAGTTTTAGAAAAATACACTAGATGTAGTCTAGACCCAACTAAAGTATCTTTTATAGGTAGAAAAATAGGAACGTCAACAGGTGAGTTTGAATTAAAGTCTAGGTATACTATGTTATATTTAGGTGAAGGTGTGTTAGATGGAATTTACTCTGGTTCATTACCTTGTGGTTTTGAGGGGTATAGATTTAGAAGTTATAGTAATTGTCCTATAAATCCACGTTTGGTTTATAAAACTAAGTATTACACTCCAGGTGAGGTTGTTTATGACCCACCATTTGGAACTGGTACTGTTAATAACGCTACTATTAGTGGTGGTGATAAAGTAAGTAAGGTTTATTTAGGTATTTCTGATAGTTTAGGAGCTGGATATGACCCAGATTTCTTTGACCATAAAGGTTATGTTGTACCATCTAATGTGTGTACAGCAACTGCAGGTGGTGAATGGAGTGTAATCACACAAGGATTCCATATGGATTCTGGAGCTACAGTTGTAGTGGGTGGTTCAGGTACATATGTTAATTGGTCAGGAACATCATTAAATGGTAAACCAGTATTTGAGTGTGGGGTAACTTCATTTAGAAAAGAACCAACATTGAGTACTGACCCATATAAAAAATTAAGAGCTCGTAAATTTACAGTAGCACCTCATGGTGGATTCGATGGGTGGGATATCTATAGAAAAACTAGAACTAATACAGATGATTATAGATTAGGGTTAACAGGATACCTAAACGGAGCATGTGTAAACACAGAGTTCCCAACAGCAAAAGGAGACGGGTCATTTAAGAAATTAAATACAACTGAAGCTAATACAGATTATTTTGCATACCTTAGAGGTATAAATGAATACTCAAACCCAGAAGCAGTAGATATTAATGTTTTTGCTACACCGGGTATTGACTATGTAGATAATTTAGGGTTGGTGAATGAAGCTATCGATATGGTAGAAACAGATAGAGCCGATTCGTTATATGTGGTAACAACACCAGATTATAATATGTTTGTACCAAACACAACTGTTAGTACTAACGCTGTTTCACCAGATGAAGCTGTAGATAATTTGGAAGATTCGTTAATAGACTCTAATTACACCGCTACATACTATCCTTGGATACAAATAAGAGACGCAGCAAACAACAAACAGATATACATACCACCAACGTCAGAAGTTATGAGAAATATAGCTTTAACTGATAATGTATCTTTCCCTTGGTTCGCATCAGCGGGTTACACTAGGGGGCTAGTGAAAGCTACTAAAGCAAGAAAGAAACTAACTTTAGATGAAAGAGATACGTTATATGTTGGTAGATTAAATCCAATAGCAACATTTAGTGATACGGGACCAATTATTTGGGGTAATAAAACATTACAGGTAAGAGAGTCTGCTTTAGATAGAATTAATGTTAGAAGATTATTGTTACAGACTAGAAAATTAATTTCAGCAGTAGCAGTAAGATTAATATTCGAACAAAACGATGAAATAGTTAGACAACAATTCTTAGATTTAGTAAACCCAATCCTAGATTCTATTAGAAGAGATAGAGGTTTAACAGACTTTAGAGTGGTACTATCTAACGACCCACAAGAAATTGATAGAAATGAAATGAATGGTAAAATTTACATTAAGCCTACTAGAGCTTTAGAGTATATATTTGTTGAATTCCTAATTACTCCTACTGGGGCATCGTTTGAGGATATATAAAATTTATAATAACTAAGTTGATATGAAATTTAATAAAAAAATAGTAGTAGAGAGCCTCAACCAAAAAGGGGTTGGTAAAAAGGTTTTTACAGAAGGTAATAAACAAAACGTTGTTTTGTCAGAAGACCAGTTTGAAAGATTAATGACTTCTCTGAATGAGGATAATAATAAGGTGGCTGTTTTGGTTAGAGAAACCTATAAATTAATTAGAGAGTCTATAAAAAAAGAAGGTCTAAATTTAAATGTCGAAGATTATTCTAACAAATTAATTGGGGAAGGATTCAATACTGGAGGACATAATCCCGGTGTTGCTGCTGCTGAAGGTTTAGAAAATGTCCTTGGTGGTATAAAGAAAGCCTATGACATGATTAAAGATAGTGATACCAGAAAAAAGTTAGCTAACTCTATCACTAAACTAGGAAACTTTATGACTATTACAGCGGACGCAATTGCTGCTGGTAGAGACCAAAGAACAATGTCAAATCCAGATTCATTAAAAAATTCACTTCCTTACCCAGAGTTGGATGAGATGCATCATGAAGAGATGGAGGAAGGCACTGGAGCGTCATCAGCAGGAGCTTTTTCAGCACCTTTAGAGTTTACCGAAGGGAAAAAGAAAGACCATGATGGTGATGGGGATATAGATTCGGATGATTATTTAGCAGCAAAGGATAAAGCTATTAAAAAATCTATGAAAGAAGATTCTGGTCATGATGAAGCAATGAATTACGGTAGGGATGAGGGTCATGATGATAAAGAACTTTATGATTTAAAACATGATGGTGGTGGTGAAGACCATATAGAAGATTTGGAAGATGATATGCATTATGACCATATACATGATTCTAAAAATATAGAAGAGTCAAAAGAAAAAAAAGAAAAACTAATCCAAGAGGATATTAAAAAGATGAAACAAATAATAAAACCAATTTCAAAAATATAAAAATGAAAAAGATAAAACTAAAAGAATCAGATTTAATAGACTTAATAGAAAAATTAGTCAAAGAAAACTTAAGTAATGGTAATGCACAAAATTTAGGGATGATGAATACACCTACAGCCAAATATAAAGACCTCTTAGAGAAAGAAGACATTGAAGAAGAAGATATTGAAGAAGAAAATGCGACAGAAGAAGAAGAGGATAATGTAATGGAGTCTAAAAAACGTAAAAAGACTTTGTCGTTGACGGAAGCTCAGTTATTAAATCTTATAGAAAAAGTTGTTAAGGAGAAAAAAAAGTAATTATTACTTAATATAGAAACATAAAAGGTCCTTTCGGACCTTTTTTATTTAACTAATTTTCCACCATTTAATAATATTAAAATTAATATTATTGGAGCTAGTATTGGAGCTTTGATGATGTGTGTGATAATGTAGATTGTGTACCACTTACTGTTTGGTCTATCACCTCGTTTAGATTCAAACGACATATAACCACTGTAAATGTCTTTTTCATTAATTAACAAAAACACAAACATTAATATTTGTGAAACAACTAGATAAGGTATTATATATTCTAACATAATTTTTATTTTTTTTTTTGATTAAACTTCTATTAATATATACGACTTTTCATCGTTAAAGTTACAAACTAATTTACTTTTTTAAGGGTTAAAATACTGTGATAACGGTAATTATAACCATTTATGGTGTCGTAAGACTCCTGTACCAACACATCAATAATGCCATTAACCATATCCATTCTTTTAATAACTAATGGTCTAGATGAACCACCCATTAATTGTTGACCCCCAACCAAAGGTTCTAAGACAGTTATATGGTTTTCTGTTACATTTAGACCATAAGAAGATAAAGTATCCGTACTCAACATAAATGACCCAAAACCGGGTACTTGAGTGGGGAATATAAAACTCCAAACCGTCTCATACCTAGTAATAACCTCAAAATCATAATAAGGGTTTGGGTATCTAAGACTACTGGTCACACCAGAACTGAAGTGAAAAATTTCTTCAGTAATATCTAAGTCTAAATTTTCCATAAACATATTACCATCTACTATTAACCAATCACCTTCTAAGTACTCAACCTCAACATACTCAATCGGTATTTGTGTGGTTGGGTAAGTGTTGTCACATTCTATAAGTGGGTATTCTTTTTCACAAGAACACAAAAGTATAAGTAGTAAGAGTTTGTATATGTTTTTCATACTACAAAGATAAACAAAATAAATGAATAAACAAAATTAATTCATATTTATATTATATGAATAATATTATTATAACAGAAAAACAACTTAAAAAAATATCTTCGTTACTAAATGAAGATGGGCCTAACAATTCTATAAGAGCTTATTCTTTTGATTGGGACGATAATATTATGAGAATGCCCACCAAAATTAAAATGTTAAGAATGTCTGACTCTGGTTGGGAAAATATTGAGGTTAGTACTGAAGAGTTTGCAAATTTAAGAAATGACAAAAATTATAAATTAGATGATGGTGCGTTTGATAATTTTATAGAAGAGGAGGCTTTTCTAACAGACTTAAAAAAAGCTTTAGATAATAAATCTTTTGCCCCCTCATTTGAAAAATTTAAGGAAGCCCTTATTTACGCAAACCCAATATCTATTATAACCGCGAGAGGTCATGACCCCCAAACTATAAGAAAAGGTATGGATATTGTTATATCTGAAACATTTAACGAAGACGAATTAGGTAGAATGATAGATAATATCCAACAGATATATCCAGAATTAGATGGTAAAGGTTTAGATATTGTATTAAAAACTTATTTAGATTCACATGATTACCACCCAGTAACATCAGAAAGGTTTACCGACAAATTTGGTTTAGAGAGTGGGTCGGCTGTTAACCCGGAAGAAAATAAAAAAATAGCTTTACGAGATTATGTAACAAAAATAGTTACAAAAGTGGGTGAAATGGTAAATACTAACCATAATAAATTATCGGTTGGGTTTAGTGACGATGATTTGGGTAATATAAATGCGATAGTAGACTTTATACAAGAAGTGTTACAGGTAGAATTTCCTGAAGTAGACTTTGTTGTTTATGACACTTCAGAAGGTGGTATGAATAAAATAGTACTAAAACAAGTGTAATGTAATATTTTTTTCATTACCGATATATTTATAGATATAATAAAAAACTAAAAAACTAAAATTAAAAGATATGGCCGATTTATTAATGAAAATGCCGATACCCTACGAACCTAAAAGAAAAAATAGGTTTATATTAAGATTTGATTCTTCTTTGGGCATAAATGAATGGTACGTGGAAAGTACATCAAGACCACAAATAACCATAAATTCAGTAGAGGTACCATTTTTAAACACGTCTACTTATGTAGCGGGAAGGTTTACATGGGGTACAATTAATGTGACTTTTAGAGACCCTATTGGTCCATCAGCAGCACAAGCTCTTATGGAGTGGGTGAGATTACATTCAGAATCAGTAACGGGTAGAATGGGTTACGCGGCTGGATACAAAAAGAACATAGACTTAGAAATGTTAGACCCAACAGGTGTTGTGGTAGAAAAGTGGATAATGCAAGGTACGTTCTTAACAGACGTTAATTTCGATAGTCTAGGTTATAGTGATGATGGTTTAGCTACAATTTCAGCAACACTAAGACCAGACAGGTGTATATTAGTTTACTAAACTAAAACAAATATATGTTAAAAAGCTCTTTAATTAGAGCTTTTTTAATGCAGTTTACTTGACTTTAATTTTATAAATTACGATGCTTATAGCGCAATCTATTTAAATCATTAAAAACTAAACAAATATATTTACTATTATAATATATTAATTAAATTATAAGCTATGCAAGAACAAATACAAAATCCGGAAGAATCAATTTTACCTTATGATGTGGTAACACTACCATCACAAGGTTTATTCTATACGAATAAAAAGAAAACACTTAAAGTTACATATTTAAACGCATCAGACGAAAATTTACTAGCTTCACAAGCAGTACAACAAGAGGGGACCCTAGTAGATTCATTACTAACAAAAAAAATATTAGATAAGGATATTATGGTTAGTGACATGCCTGATTGTGATAAAGAAGCGGTTCTAATCTTTTTAAGAAATACGGCTTTTGGTTCTGAATACACTGTAAAGTTAACAGACCCTAAAACCAAAAAAGAGTTTGAAACAACATTAGACCTATCAGTACTAAGGTTAAAGGAAACCAATGTAAATGTTGACGAAAAAAATGAGTTTGAGTACTTGTTAGAACAATCAAATAAAAAAGTAAAACTAAAGTTTTTATCACCAGAAGATGAGGTATATCTTCAAGAAATTGATAAAAGATATAAGAATGACCCAATAAGTCCTTATATGACCAAACAACTAGAAAGAATGGTTAAAGAAATAGATGGGGTGAGGGACGCCATGACTATATCTCAAATGATACAAACTATGCCTATAAAAGACTCTCAAAGCATTAGAAAAGTTATTAGAGAAAATACACCAGGTTTAGACCTTAACATACCAACAACCACACCATCAGGAGAAGAAATGAAAGTAAGAATTTCATTGGGTGTTGAGTTTTTTCGTCCTTTCTACGGGCTATAGGAATGCCCTATTGCAAGAGTTTTACTATTTAATGAGACACCTCCACATACCATG